ACGGGGATCCCCCGCAGCCGGCGATTGATATGACGCTGCGCGAGACGGCGTCGACGGTCTACGACTGGACGGTGAACGACGAGGTTTACGTCGACGACGCGCCGAACACGACGCTACCGGATCCCTTCACGCTCTCTGCTCCTACGAACCTCACGTTGACCGCGGACGGCACAACGCAGCAGATCCAAGCGGACGGCACGGCGCTGCCACGCATCCTCGTCTCGTGGTCCGCGCCCGCAAACGAGTTCATCCAGGCCGGCGGCAACGTAGGGATCGAATACAAGGAAAGCACCTCGACGACCTATCTTACGTGGAACACCGTTCCCGGCGATCAGACGAGGGATTACATCTCAAGCGACGTTAAGATCGGGCTCACGTACAACGTCCGCATTTTCGGCGAGAGCTTCTTCAAGGTCTCGACGTCCTACGTCAGCGCGACGGTCAACGTGCAGAAGGACACGGTCGCGCCCAGCATCCCGACGAACCTAGTCGCGACCATCGGCACGGGCTCCGCGGTGGGCCTTGACTGGGATGATTCGACTGCGCCTGACTTCTCCGAGTACGGCATTTACCGCAACACGACCGGCGTGACGCCGGCCAACGCCAACACGAACAAGATCGCGGAAGTCGACGCCTCGCGCTTTGTAGACGTGGACGTGACGGTTGGCACGACGTATTATTACTGGGTCAACGCCTACGACGCGCTTGAGAACGTGTCCGGCTTCGCGACTCGCGTGCAGGCGACGCCAGTCGCAATCACCGCCGGCGCCGTCTCCAGCGTCGCGCCGGCGACTCCGAACGCTCCGACCTACGCGAGCGAGACAACCTACCTCGCGACAGACGGCACGGCTCTGGCCCGCATCACAGTCACGGCGCCGGCGATGCCGACCGGCGGGGCGCTGCTTCAGATCCTCTACCGGCGCAGCGGAGCGAGCGAATACGTGGTTGCGAACGTGCTCTCGTCTGGTTCGATTGCGGCGTCTATTGATGACCTTGCTCCTGGCGTCGCGTATGAGTTCGCGGCCCGAGCGATCTCATTCTCGAACACGCCCAGCGCGATCTCGGCTACGCTCTCCCGCACGGCGCCCAATTACTCGGGCACGGTGACGACGCCGAGTGGCGGAGCAATCTCCAAGGACGCCGTTCGGCCTGCATACGTCACGGGAACCACGACGTTCCTCTTCGGCACCCGCGTCTCGTGGAGTCCGAACACGCAATCGGACTTTTCCTATTACGAGGTCAAGGTGACTGGCACCGATTCGGATGGTGCGACTGATTATTCGTGGGCTCCAGCGTCTGGATCGAACGCACCGATTACGACGCGAGACACGCAATGCTTCTTCTACAATGCGACGCTGGCCGCCGGCTACGTTCGCGTTCGGGCAGTCAATAGAACCGGAAGCTTCTCCGCGTGGGCGAGTCTCGGCAACGCAAACAGCGCCGCCTCCATCGGCACCGGCAGCGTCTCAAAATACAACTCCGATGACGTCACGACGACCGGAATCAAGACCGGGGGCGGATCGAGCACGCGCCAAGTCAACGTCGTCTATGAGACCAACGAAGTCGTCTCGATCACCGCTGGCGGCGTGACTTACGGCGCCAACATCTCGCTCACGAATCGAGGATTTTCAGCCAAGCCGGACGATGGCATCGTCGTCGTTGAGGATACGCTCTACGCCGGCTACTATGACAGCCAGTTGGCTGGATCCACTTCGACCAATGCCGTCGTCGTGATTTATCGCAACGACGGCGGGACGCTAGCCGCAGGCAACCTCCGGCTCTCGGGCCGCTTCACCGACTACACCTGATTTATGGCTCTCCAGAAATCCTTCACTCTGCCGAGCGGCATCTCGGGCAACTACATCCGCCTCGTCGCGCACCGCTGGGACCGAGCCTCGCGGGAGTCGTCTGCGCTGTTCGCGCTCTACGTGGACGCGGCCGCGGCTCAGTCGGGCAAGGCGCCGCTCACGCCGTGGATCGGGAAGCTCTGGCTGCGCGACGCGAAGTTCGACCAGTACCTCAGCAACCCTGAGCTCACGAGTCCTGGCATCCTCGCCCAGCTTTACATCGCCGCAAAGGCCGAGCCGATCAGCTGCGACTTCGGCAGCGACGCGTTGGCGGACGCCGTCGACGTCTGACTGTCAGATTCTACCGGATAGAATTTTGAGAAAAAGAGTTGACCGCGGCGCGCGGCTCTGCATTGTCGGTGGTGTCGGAGGCAATCACGCCCGAGACACCACAACGACAAATGACCGCAACGACCAGCACGCCAATCGCACGCTTTACCTCGGAGTGTCTTTCTAAGCACTTCGCCGAAGTCACGTTTTTCTCGGACCAGAAGATCGGCATTGAGTTGATCGCCCTCAATGGCGACACGATCAGCAACACGATAGTGCAGCAGGACAAGGAGACCTTCGACTTTGCGCTGGCCGCGTACTGCGCGCACCCGTCTTTCACCGCTGTGAATGTGGAGGTGGCGTCGTGAAGCGCCTCCTCGCGCTCCTCGCGCTGGCATCCGCCAGCCACGCCGCGCCGCCTGAGTCATTCTGGCGGGCGCTTCATCAAGTCGAGACCTCGGGCCGCCACGGCGCCATCCTCGGCGACAACGGCAAGAGCCTCGGGCCGCTCCAGATCAGCCGCGCTTACTGGAAGGACGCCCGCGTCGGCGGCTCCTACGAGCAGGTGACCGACCTCGCCTACGCGCGGCGCGTCGCGACTGCCTACTTCAAGCGTTACGCGCCGGCTGCTTGGGAATCTGGCGACGTCGAGACGCTGGCTCGGATCCACAATGGCGGCGCTCGCGGGCACAAGAAGCAGGCCACGCTGCCTTACGCCGACAAGGTGCGGAGGGCGATTCGATGAACCGCGCGACGAAGGCGCTGTTTGCTTCGGGGATCGCCTACTCGCACTACGCGCTCGGGAAGGCGGTCGTCTTCCGCGATCAATCGAAGCGGCAGCACAGCTTGCTCAACCAGCGGCTGCTGCGCCAGTCGATGCGCGATCAGGCGCTCGCTTACGCACGGGAGGTGCGCTGGCTCCGCTATGCAAAATAACTTCAACCGCAGCACGCCTATCAAGAACCTGACCGGCGGCGGCCACTCCGCGGCGCGCTACACCGGGACGCACGGGCACGTCGAACGCTCGGCTCACTACTGCTTCATCCCCGGCGAGGGCTGGGTCTCGTGGCGGGAGATCTACGATCAGTTCGACGCGGCCTTCCGCGAGTGGCAGATGCGCCAGGCTTTAGGACTTAGTAAACCCAAAACAAAATGACCGACCAACTAGGACAAGAGATCATCGCCGAGCTCCGCGCCATCCGCGCGCTGCTCGCCAACAAGCCAGCGGCTCCGGCCGCAGCTTCCGCGCCGGCTCCGGCTGGTGCTCCGAAGGACATCCCGCAGCCCAGCGAGCTCGTCGACGACCCCGGCAGCGTCGAGGTGCACTTCGGCAAGAACGCCGGCAAGCCGCTGCGCTCGCTCGGCGCGAAGAGCGTGGAGTGGTACGCCCAGGAACCGGAGCCGCGCATCGGCAATAACGGCAAGCCGTTCCCGCCGCGGGCCGAGGACGTCCGCCTGCGAAATGCGGCGCGCCAGCTGGTGCACGGCAACCGCGGCACGCTCGCCGCTGGCAGCAAGGTCACGCTCGTCACCGAGACGCTGACCGAGGAAGTGCCGTTCTAAACTTAAAGCCCGGCCGAGACTTCCCGACCGGGCTCAACCCAGAAGCAAAACAACAACACAGACCAGACAATGAACGCAGAAACTGACAAAACCGAACTCTCGGTCGCTCAAAAGGCGACCGTCTCCTCGCCGATCTCCTTTGGAGCATCTGGCGTGCAACTTACCAGTCTTGAAGACGCCTTCCGATTCGCGAAGGCAATCGTCTCCTCGGGCTTCGCTCCTCGCGGAATGGAAAAACCGGAGAGCGTGCTCGTCGCGCTTCAATGGGGCGCGGAGCTCGGGCTTACGCCAATGGCTGCACTCAGCAACATTGCCGTGGTCAATGGTCGGCCGTCGCTGTTCGGAGACGCGGCGCTCGCGCTCGTTCGATCCAGCGGCCAGCTTGAATCCTACTCCGAAGAGGAGGTCGGAGAGCGCGGCAAGGATTCGTTCGGCTACAAGATCACGGCGAAGCGGCGCGGCTTCGACCCGCAGAGTGAGACGTTCACAACCGCAGACGCTAAGACCGCGAAGCTGTGGGGTAAGACGGGACCGTGGACTGACTACCCTGCGCGGATGCTTAAATTCCGGGCTCGAGGATTCTTACTGCGAGACGTCTTCGGTGACGTCCTGAAAGGATTGAGAACGATGGAAGAGGTCCGCGATATCCCGGCCGAGCCGGTCAACGTCACGCCGCGCGGGCTCGGCGACAACCTCTAAGCACTACCTGCAATGAACGAGACACACGAAATCAAGAAGGCCGCGGTTATCTTGGCCGCCAACGAACTGGTCAGCGATCTGCTCGAAACTCACTACGATGCCATTCGGAAGGCGGCGGAGGAGTGCTT